TTAAAGAAGGTCAAGTTATTGTAGCAAAAGACCCTAAGAAAGGTCATGCTTTATATGTGAAAAAAGGTGCTGAATTATTTTCTATTCCTTTATCTAGTTCTAAAAAAGCAGAAATATTTGATACTATTACTGTTAATGGAATTTCAAATTTTAATTCAAAAATAATAGCAAATACAATACATTCTAAAAATTTTACTTATAGTAAATTTATAGACTATAGAGCATTTCCTCATAATTTTAATGAAAATCTTGTACGCGATGTTAGATATTTACCGTGGGAAGGACCGACAGATAATACAGATATGGATGACGCTAGACGTGCTTATTTAGCACCATTTAAAATGACATTTTATAAATTATTATTTAGACCAGAAACTATTGATGATTCAAGTGCAAATATAAATTTTGGATTAGTAAAGCAAAAAGATGGTTCTACTGATATAAAAACTATTGCAATTGCTACATATAGTAATCCTATATTATCAAATGTTTATAATATTATTAATAAATCTGATTTTCTTATCAATGCTCCTTTTGATGATTTATCTATAGAAGTTGGTGAAAAAGTTGGAATATATATACAGCCAAAAGCAGACCCAGCTAGTACTATTGATTGGTATATTACTTCAGTTTGGAAAGTGGAAGTAGATTTAAGTTAAGCTATGAAAATAAAAATTCAATTATTAAATTCAAAGATATTATATATATAGGAATAGACTATGGCAAATTCATACAAAACATCAAGTCAAAGAAAAGGAAGACAACATTTAAGAAGAGATTATGGATATGGAACAAGATTTAGAGGGCAACAAACACAAGCTGGTTTAAATGTTTGGGGTGCTGGTCTTGGTATTTTAAGTTCTGTTGCAAGCGGTGTTGCTTGGGCTAGTAAAGGAATAGGTAAGAATATACAAGCTCATGAAGATGTTACCGCTGGTGCTAAAGAGCTTTATGAATCTGGAATAGAAAGTGGTGAAATAGCTCAAGGTACTGAATTTGTAGACCCAAGTTCTGATGTTAAAGGATGGGAAAAATGGTTTACAGCACCAGACCCTTCTGATACTGTGTCAATTGGAGGAAGAGAATTTAATTTATCTACAGTAAAAGAAATTGGAAAAGTTGGAGAAAAAGCTGATAAAATGGCTTTAAAAGATTTTGAAGGAAATAAAAAAAGTTTATTTTCAAGTTATGGATGGAGTTTACAAGATACTTTAGATTCTGATTCTGGCTCTGATACTTCATCTTTATACGATTCTGGTTCTAGTGGAAACATACTTCCAGAGTCTTTAATTAATCCTAATTTAGCATCTGTAACTAGTAAAAACCAAACATCAGATGTTAATCCGTGGCGTCAACCTGATGTTGATTTAAGTTTTCTTGAGCCAGAAGATAATACAGATGTTTTTGATATAAGCAAATATGATTGGACATATAATGATTAATGATTGATGTTAAATTAATAAATTCAGATGATTATATTATGATAAGAAAATGGTGGGAAAAACATAATTGGGAGCCAGTGCATCCTTATTTATTAAGTAATACTGGTTATTTAGTTTCATTTAATGAGTCTCCAATTGTTGCTGGTTGGTATGTTAAAACAAATGGATTAACTGCTTTAGTAGAATGGATTGTTAAAAACCCAGAATCTAAACCAAAATTATTTATTAAAGGATTGTCTTTTCTTTGTAAAACAATAGAAGAACAAGCAAAAAAGGATGGGTATAAAATGTTAATAACTTTTTTAGAAAACAATAAATTAAAAAAATTTATGGAACGTAGAGATTATAAAAAAGGAGACATAGGTTTAGATACTTATGTCAAGGGTTTATAATGGCAGCTGTTACTACAGCAGTCGCTACTGGAGTTGCTGCAGCAGCTTCTGTTGGAAGTGCTGTAGTTAATTATCAAAAAACAAAAGAACAAGAAAATACTTTAGAAGAATTAGAAGCTCAAGACGCGATAAAAGCAGATGATGTTTTAGTACAGATAGGTGCTGAGCAAGATATTTTAAATGAAGATTTAGAAGCTTTACAAAAACAAAGTGATTTTGCTGTTAAAAAAGTATTAACACAAACTACTACTGGAATGGATACAGTTCAAGACCAAATAACTGATGCTTTAGGTGGAACATTTACTAGTAAATATGGTGGTGGAGCACAAAGGAAAACAAGAGCAAAGCTTGAAGAATCATATGAGGAAAGCTTAGCATCGGTTAAAGAAACATTTGATATATCTATGGAAGATATAGCATTAAGAGATGAAGAAGCAGAAAGACAAGCTAATATTAGACATGATGAAATTGTTGGTGCTTTAGAAGCTCAAAGAAAAGAATTACTTAGTTAGGATTTAATTATGGAAAATATAGGAAAATTAATATATAGTTTAACACAAAAAGATGCGATTAGAAACGCAGCTAAAGAAAATTCTTTATTAAAAGTTCAACTTCATAATATGCAAGTAGATGCTAATAAAGACAAAAGAGATTATCTTGTTAGAAAAGGAACAAATCAAACTCTTCAAAATAATCTTTTTGCAGAATATGAACAAAATACTAATTATATAAAAAAAGCAGAAAGAACAATAATGGATTTAGGAGTAACAATTAGAGATAGAAATTCTTTAAAAAATCCTGAAGATATAACTACAGATGCAGATGATTTATTTGAATTAAGTTATAATAATACTATAAATGAATTAAGCGCAGTTCAACAGAAAGGAGAATCTCTTGAAAATAATATAGATGATTTAAACGATATAATTCAAGACCAAGAAGATAGAATTGGGATGTTAGATAATAAATTAAGAGATATTGCTAAATTTGACGAAAGAATGAGTCTTGCTACTAAAAAACTTTTTGAAAGTGAAATGGGTCAAGATATTGCTACAGCTAATTGGGAAGTAGACGAAGAAGAAATAAATGTTTTTGCTAATGCGAATCCAGATGAATGGAATTATTTAGTTTCTCAAATTGCTGGTAGTGAGCCAACAGAACAAGAATGGAAGGAAGCTGATGAAAAAGCTAGAGTTAAATTAAGAGCACAATTTTCTATGTATAAAGACCCTCAAATTCAAACACTTCAAAGAGTTTTAAATTTTCAAACTGGTAAAGCAAATCTTGCACAATTTAAAAAAGAAAATAGTGATGAAAATGTTGCAAATGTTGTTCTTCAAAAAACTTATGAAAACCAACGCAAACAGTTTGATTCAGAAATTGAAACTTATATAAAATTAGCAAATACAAAAATGATGACTAGCGACCAAAATCTTTTTTTAGGTATGGATGAAGATACTAAAAACCAAGCGATAAAAGAACTTTCTTTTCTTAGCCATCTTAAATGGAAATCAAAATATGGCTCTTACGATTACACTACTCTTAAAGATTTAAAATCAAGATTAGATACAAAATTTCCTGAATTTATTAATGCTTTGGAAAAAGATTTAAACATAACTGTTCCTCAACATTTTAAAGATGACCCACTTACTTTAGCTTTATATTATACTGGTCAAATTGATGAAGTAGAAAAAAATAAATTGTCTGATTATAATGATGCTCAGTATATAAATACTGATGGAATGAAAGGTAAAAAATATAGATGGGTTGCTGGAGATGATACTAAAACAGAACTTTATTTAAAAAGAATGGCTGAAGTTCTTGAAGCTAGTGAAGATTGGAAAGAAGCTAGTACATCTTGGCTTAACGAAGATTTTTCAAGAGGAGTATTAACTGAGATTCAAGATTTTTTAAATTTATATTCTCAAACTGTTCAATTTGATAATAACTTTCATAACAGATTAAATAAAGCTATGGAATTTGGTATGCCAAATCCTTATAAATTTAGTCTTGGTCAAAATTATGGAACTGGAAAAGATAGATTTGGAAGAGAATTAAATCAAAATATTTCTCAAGACCAACTTGATGATAATGAAGCTTTATTACAACATATGGAAGTATATGGTGTAGAACCAGAAGCTGTTCTTGAACAAATTAAATCTTCTGGATTAACAGCTAAAGAATTTATAGCAAATGCAAGAAAAGAATGGAACTATAATATACCAACAACAAGAGCTAAAGCTTTAGATTATTATAAAAATAATGATGTTCCAACTGAAAATGCTGAAATTATTAATGCTCTTTATGATATAGATGCAAAAAGAAATACTTTAAAAGATGAATTTTTATCTGAAAGTAATTTAGACACTCGTCTTAATAATCGTAGATTGAGTGAAAATCTTGGTTGGTTTGGAGCTGAAGAAAGAGTATTGCATGAACAAGGAGCTGATTTAGTACATAGATTAAATAAAAATATTACATTAATGCAAAGAGCAAATGTAGCAAAAGAAGATGTAAATCTTTTACAAGATTTTTTAAATGAACCATTGTCATCTAGTGTGTCATTCGATACTGGTAGAATGACTGAAGTAGGCGGATGGAATGAAAAATATAAAAGAAGACCTAATAGTACACTAGAAAAAGCTCTTGATGAATTAGGTTTATAATAATATATAATGTCAACTGAATTAGATACTCTTTCAATAAAGCTTCGGGTTATCCAAAATTTTAAAGAGCAAGGATACGAACCTAGCCCATATGAAGTACAACAAGCTACAGACGAAGCATTAAGAAACCTTAGATTCGAGAGAAGTAAGGCTATGCCAATAGGTATGCGCTTATACGACTATGAAGGTAAGCGTGATGATAGATATTGGCTTAAACCAGATGAATCTGCTGGGTTTTTTAAAGGATTAATACACCAAGCAGACCAAATGCGTATTAATTTAATAGCTGGTGGTGCTGGTATGGGTCTTGCTTTATCTAATTCAGAATGGTCAACTAAAGCCGCTGAAGATATGAGGAAGTGGGCTAATAATACTATTAGTGATAAAATAGCAAACGACCCAGAATTACAAGCTTATCACGCTTGGACAGCAGATGAAAGAGCTTGGAGTAGCCCTGCGACTTGGATGAGAACAATGGGTCAAGTTATACCATCTTTAGGTGCAGCTATTGGAGGTGCATATTTAGCATCAAAAGCTCTTCCTACAACTTTAGCTGGTGGAACTGTTGCTGGTACTAGAGCATTAAAAGCTGGTAAAGTTGCGTTAGAACTTATGCCTATGTTTTTCTTAGAAAGTACCAATAATTATATAGAACAAATGAATATGATGGTAGATGAAATGGGTATGAGTCCAGAAGATGCACAAGACTATGCTGGTATATCTGCTATTACTTATGGTGTTGCGTCTGCTGCTTTAGAAAGAATAGGAGCTAGAGCTATAATGAGAGGAGTTCCTCAATTTAACAAACTTGTTGGTGATGAAACTTTAATGAAAGGAATTGCTCAATCTCTTATTAAATCTGGTGCTGGTAAAGGTGCTTTAACTAGAGCAGGTGCTTGGACTTTAGCCAAAACTACTCAAGTTGTTGAAAAAGGATTACAAGAAGGTATAACAGAATGGAGTCAGGCTGCTTTAGAAGGTGCTAGTTATCATGCTACTAAAGAAGGATTTAAAGATGTAAATGATTTTTTTAGAGTCGTAGGAGAAGAAGCACTTGAAACTGGAGCTTTAGAACAAGCATTTGGTGGCTTTATAATGGGTGTTCCATTTGGTTTGGGTTCTAGTATAGCTTCTAAGAAATCAAAAGAAATAATAAAAGAAAAAACAAGTGAATATAATATTGATGCATTAGATGAAGATGCAACTTCAGAA